TTATCAATCAGCTCAATTAAAGACATTTTGTTAAAATAATGTGGTTTGTCATCCCACTCATTTTGTAGCTCCGTGACACCCATGTCTTTTTCTGAATGACTAATACAGGCTGAGTTCAGAACGTACACTGCAGCATGCATTTGTCGAATGCCAGACTGATGATCAAAAGTCTTTGCTGCGTCTCTACTTCCAATTTTTACGTATATTTCTCTGTAGACCTCCACTATTCCCTCTGGCCTCCTGAACAAGTTTTCATCCGGGATAGATTCAAGAATAGCGTCTCTAATATCCATCTCATAACCTATCCTCTTAAGAAAAGATTTATAAGCTTCTCTTGATCCCATTCTCAATGTCACATTGATATCAATTGATCCTGATTCATTTAAACTTGCTTTAACATCTGAGAACATGTCAAATGTGTACTTTCTTAACCTTGTATCCTTTACAATCAGACAGTAGTTAGCAAATTTAGCTCCTAACATTCCACACAACACATCCGGTTCAAAAGCAAAGAACCCAAACTGAGGAAGTCTGTATCTCTCATATCTATCAACTAGAGAACCAAACTCATCAGCAAGACCTCCTCCAAGTGTGCAGTAGTGGCCATAAGCCTGAGCCATCTGAACTCTTGCAACTAAACCATGAGGGCAGCCATTTGCAACCATCTGGTTTCTTAAGTTGCCCCAATTATCTAGTCTGTGTGTAAGCCTATCAGTCACCGTCGGAGAAACTCCAGAGTAGACGAACTTTATTATTGGGCTAATCAAAGAATTTCCAACAATCCACAGCGAGTTAAACTCTACTTTAATGCTAAAGTCTCTAGGAACAGTCTTTTGAGCAGATACTAAGGCTGAGAAGTATTGATATAGCTCAGTTGCACAATTGCTTATTGCTGTTAAGAAGACTTTCATTTCAAAAGCTAGTGTTCCTTCTTCTCCATTATTATTCTGTAGAGGTCTCTTACAAATCAAAGTTATGATGTTAGCAGAATCATCAGATGAAACAGCTGAAGTCATGTGAAGCCTTCCTGATACTGCTAGTTTTTTCTTTGACAGCATGTTTTTAACCATCCACTCATAGGAGTCCATGACACAAGCATGCACAAAAGAGGATGTAAAGTGTAGAATGCCTTGCATCATGTTTGATTTATTCTTCATGTATATTTTCCCAGAGTCTATTAGATCATGGAAGCCCTCACTTTGAGATGACAAGCTCTGTCTCTTGAGTTCAAACATCCCCTCTCCTCCAAAATTCTGCAGATCTCTCTTCATATAACCGCTTGAAGTGAATTCGGTAGACATGAACTCTCTGATGAGCCTCTCAGGAAGAAGCAACTTTTTGAGAGTCACTTGATTTAGAATTCTACAACAGATTTTGAATAGATCTTCATTTACGAAAGGCTTTAGGAAATTTGCAAAAACTGGCATAACAAACTTCTGACACCATGTGGCACAATCTCTGGAGGCAGACACTGTTAAAGTTATTTCGTCGTAAGCAGTCGACCCGCTCATGTTTTTGAAGTGATCAGTGAAGACTTGAGTTTTCTTCTTTCCTTTGGTCATCATCTCACAAGTTTGCATTTCACAGATAGTTCTCGACAAAGTCTCCAAAAAGTTAACCAATATTCTGCCAGGCAATGTGAGAATAAAAATTTCTCTTGATCCTCCAAACTGAAGCTTTTCATACAG